GTAATTGACGAATCATTCTACACTCCGGCCGCAGCTGGTACGGTACCTATGATTTTTGTTGCAACTGCTGAAAATAAAACTTCAAGTAGTGGCGCAGGAATTGCAGCAGGTACAACCAAAGCAAACGCTGGTAAACCATATCTAATCACCAGCCAACGTGAGCTTGGTGAAACTTTCGGCGATCCACTATTTTATTCGGACGCTAACGGAAACATGATCCACGCAGGCGAACTTAACGAATACGGTCTACAAACTGCTTACTCATTACTAGGCGTTTCAAATCGTGCATACGTTGTTCGTGCTGACTTAGATCTAGCAGCACTAGAAGCAAGCACAACTTCTCCAGGCGGCGAACCTGCAGATGGCGCATATTGGATTGATACTCAAACAACTAGCTTTGGTATTTTAGAATGGAATGGCGCAGCAGTTACTACTAGCGGCGGACAATCATTCTCAACAGTGCCACGCACAGTAATTGTTGAAGCATCTGATATGGACAGCAGTACAGATGCTCCAAAAACATCAATTGGACAAATTGGTGACTATGCAATTGACGGAACTATTGCATCAGGCGAAGATACTACTAGATTTAGAGTATTTTACAAAACACCAGGTAATAGCTCACTAGCAGGTGATGCAGGTGATTGGATACTAGTTGGCTCTGATCAATGGAAGGCTAGCTGGCCAGCAGTACGTGGCACAGCAACTCCAACATCAATTGCGCTAGGGGACGAAATGACTATTAACGGTCTTGTTGTTACTGGCACAGGCACAACGCTAACTCAACTTGCAGCAGATATTAATGGTCGCGGTATTCCAGGAGTTACAGCAGCAGTAGTTGATAGTGCATTAGAACTTTATGCAACTTCAGCAGCACAATCAGACGGTGCTACAGCTGACGGCAAAATTAAAATTGAAACAGGCGACGGATCACTAGTTGGTGACGAAGGCACTGCATCGGAAGACGGCGGCGCATTAGGTATTATTACTGGTACATATTCTGCACCATTAGTAACTATTGCTCCACACACTAGTGTACCATCATACAAAGATGGCGGTGCTAATGAAGCACCTACTGGTTCTATTTGGATTAAAACTACAACTCCAAATGGTGGCGCAGACTTTAGTGTTAAGCAGTACAACAGTGATACCCAATTGTGGGATTCAGTTAACGCACCTATGTTTGCTACTCCAGAAGCAGCACTGTTTAACCTAGATAAGTCAGGCGGCGGCGCAAATCTAGTTGCAGGTGACATTTATGTTAAAGCAAACATTGAAGAAGAAAGTCCAGTATTAGCTGATTTTAGAGTACATGTAAGAGCAGCTTCAGGTGCTACAAGTGTAACAGGTGATAAAATCACTACTCAACTAGCAGCAGGTACATACTCATTTGATCTAGAAGAAACTACAGCAGGTAGCCTAACTAGAACAATTAAAACTGTTACTGTTGTTACAACTGGAGCAAGTACAGATGCTGATACAGTTGCTGGCACAATCAACGCAGCAGGCTTTACTAACATTGTTGCACTAGTTGATGCAAGTAATAAAATTGTTATCCAACATAAAAACGGTGGTGACATCCGTGTTGCTGACACAGACGGCCTACTAGCACTAGCAGGTTTTGTTGCTACAGGTAACAACAAGAAAGCAAACTACTATGTTGCTCCAACCGGCGATAGCAATAACGATTTTGTTGCATCTAACTGGATGCCTTTAGAAGCTACAGCGAATGATGATGCACCTGAAAGTTTAACAGCAGATGGCACTATTTGGTACAGTTCTGTAGTTGACGAAGTAGATATGCTAGTACATGACGGTGCTAAGTGGGATGGTTACTTAAATGTATATCCAAATACTAACCCATCTGGTCCAATTGTAAGTGCTACAGAGCCAACTACACAATCAGATGGTGTAACTAGCCTAGTTGATAATGATTTATGGATTGATACTTCAGACATTGAAGCATACGGTACAGTTCATCGTTATAATGCTACACTAGAAGCATGGGTATTACTAGACAAGTCAGATCAGACTACTGAAAATGGTATACTATTTGCAGATGCACGTTGGTCAGATGCAGGTTCTAACTCAGCAGCAGCAGACATTGAAGATCTACTAGTAAGCGATTACTTAGACCCAGATGCACCTGACGCAGCACTATATCCAGAAGGTATGCTACTTTGGAACACACGTAGAAGTGGCTTTAATGTCAAGCGTTTTGAGCGTAACTGGATTGATACAGCAGAAGATAACCCACGCTATCAAGTAATTGGTAACAGCGGCGATCTAGAAGATGAATCAATGGAACTTTACTATGCACACCGTTGGGTTACTGACTCAGGTAACAACGATGATGGTTCAGGTACATTTGGACGCCACGCACAGCGTAAGAGTGTAGTACAAGCACTACAAGCAATGGTTAACAGCAACCAAGACATACGTGACGAAGAATCACGTCAGTTTAACTTAATGGCTTGCCCAGGTTATCCTGAACTAATTGGTGAAATGATCACTCTAAACTACGATCGCAGACTAACAGCGTTTGTTGTAGGTGACACACCGGCTAGACTAACACCGGATGCTACTTCACTAAATGAGTGGGCAACTAACGTTAACTTAGCAGTTGAAGATAACGACGACGGTGCAGTTAGCCGTGATGAGTACTTAGGTATGTATTATCCATGGGGCTTCTCAAGTGATAATGCAGGAAACAATATTGTTGTTCCACCAAGTCATATGGCACTACGTACTATGATACTAAACGACCAGGTGGCATTCCCATGGTTTGCACCGGCTGGTACAAGACGCGGTGGTGTTACAAACGCTACAAGTTCAGGCTATGTAAATAGTGAAGGTGAATTTGTAAGTGTTGCACTTAACACAGGACAACGTGATACGCTATACAGTAACAACATTAACCCAATCACATTTATCAGTGGCGCTGGTTTAGTTGTATTTGGTCAAAAGACTCGTGCAAGAAATGCAAGTGCTTTGGATCGTGTAAACGTAGCACGTTTGATTGTTTACTTACGTGGACAACTAGAGCTACTAGCAAGACCATATTTGTTTGAGCCAAACGACAAGATCACACGTGATCAAGTCAAAGCAGCAGCAGATGCACTATTGCTAGAACTTGTTGGTCTAAGAGCACTATACGACTTCCTAGTTGTGTGTGATGAATCTAACAACACACCAGCAAGAATTGATCGTAACGAGCTTTGGTTAGATATAGCTATTGAGCCAGTTAAAGCAATTGAATTCATTTACATTCCATTGAGAATTAAGAACACTGGAGAGATTGCTGCACTAGGTTAATATGCGCACTTAATGAACGGGGATAAAACCCCGTTCATGTAAGCATAAATACATGTGTATAGGAGATAAAGAATGCCAATCACAACATTAACAAACATTTCAGTACCTACAGCAGAAGGCGGCTCAAATAGTTCACTATTGATGCCAAAGCTACAATATCGCTTTAGAGTATTTTTAGATAATTTTGGTACTACTGGTGGACCAGACGGTACTAGAGAAATTTCAAGACAGGTTGTAGACGTAACTCGTCCTAACTTATCTTTTGAACAGATGACCATTGATGCATACAACAGTAGATCTTATCTAGCTGGTAAGCATACTTGGGAACCAATTACGCTTAACTTGCGTGAAGATGCTAACAACAATGTACAAAAAATTGTTGGTCAGCAACTACAGAGACAATTTGACTTCTGGGAACAATCAAGTGCAGTATCTTCAGGTACTTATAAGTTCCAAACTAGAGTTGAAATACTAGACGGTGGCAACGGCGCAGACGGTGCAAACGTTATTGATTACTTCCACTTAGTTGGTTGTTACATTGAATCAGCAAACTATAATACACTAGCATATGCTACCAACGAACCAGTAACAGTTTCATTAACTATTCGTTATGACAATGCTATCCAATTTGGCGCTGATGGACAATCAGACGTTGGTATTGGTGAACTAACTACAAGAGCTACACAAGGCTCAGCAGGCG